CAAGCGGCTGGTTTAGGAGGTATTGAACTTGCAAAATTTAGCAACGATTTTACGGCGCTTGCGTCAGACCTTGCTTCATTTAATAATACAAGCCCTGAGGAGGCTGTTAACGCGATAGGTGCAGCGCTTCGAGGCGAGGCAGAACCCTTACGCAAATTTGGCGTGTTGTTAAACGACGCAACATTAAAAACGGCGGCGTTTGAACTCGGTATCTATGACGGCAACGGTGCATTGACCGCACAACAAAAAATACTCGCAGCGCAAAACGTAATTTACAAACAGACAACCGCAGCACAAGGCGACTTCGGCAGGACTAGCGACGGTCTTGCAAACAGTCAACGCATACTTAAAGCACAGTTACAAAACTTGCAAATTGAGATCGGCAAAGGTTTGTTGCCAGTTGTGCAGGCTATTTTGCCACCGCTAAAAGCGTTTGCGGCGTGGGCAGTCGAGAACCCTAAAGCGTTTAAAATTGTTGCCGGCACGATCGCTGGTATCGCGACCGCAATTTTGGCAGTCAACTTTGCGATGGCAGCAAACCCGTTCACGTTGATCGCGGTCGGTATCGCAGCACTCGTAACCACGCTCGCGGTTGCGTACACAAAATTTGAAACGTTTAGAAACGGCGTAAATTTTGTATTGAATAGTTTAATTGCTGGTTTTGAAATGGTCGCTAATGCGCACATACGAATGACAAACAAAATTATTGACGGAATGAATAAAATCAACCCATTTAAAGACATACCAAAAATGTCTGAAATTAGCCTTGGTCGTATAGGCGCCGGCGGTGGGGGTGCAATTCCCGTTACTGCTGATACGCGCACGGCTGATCGTATGGCTCGAGAGTCAATTCAAGGCATACCAGCGATCACAGCGCCTATAGGCGGCGGTACTGGCGGTGGTGGCGGTGGCGGTAGCGGTCGCGGTAGTGGTGGCGGTGGTGGCGGTATTGGTGGCGGCGGCGACCTAGTAACAATTCAAGGCGCGTTAACGACCTATGGCATGGCTGAACGTATCGCGGCACGTAACGCGTCACCAGTAACAATTAACGTAACTGGCGGTATGTCGACTAGCGCCGAAATCGGTCAAAGCGTGTTGAACAGTTTGTTGGCTTACCAGCGCACTAACGGCCCACTTGATTTAATGATTGCCCAGTAGTTATGGCAGGCGTAGCAGTTGTCGCTAGTGGCAACTATGACCTAGAAATTGACACGGGGTTTATTCAAGACGCATTTTTGCTTGACGACGCAACCGCAGGCGTACTTGACAACACGCAATATGTGCTTGACGGTACGACACAATTTGCGAGTGTGCTTGACGGCATAAACCAAGTAAACGTGCGGCGCGGCCGACGCGATCAAGGCGACCAATTCAGCGCAGGCACAATGACGTTTACCATGCTTGATACTGACGGTATTTTTATGCCGTTTGACGAGGACAGCCCGTACTACGACACGCCGAACGCTAAGCCGGGTTTAGCGCCTATGCGTCGAGTGCAGTTGTCGCGGTACAGCGCAACAAACGTCAAAGAATATCTATTCAAGGGCGTGATTGTAAATTTTGATTACAACTTTGCGTTGGGCGGTTTGGATACGGTGACGGTTTATTGTGCAGACGATTTCTATTTGTTGGCACAAACATATTTAGACGAATTTAACGTCAGCGAAGAATTGTCAAGCGACAGGTTGTCGGCGGTACTTGATCGACCTGAGGTTAACTACCCAGCAACACGCGACATATCTACAGGCACACAAACGCTCGGTGGCGCGGCCGCCTACACAATCCCTGAGCAAACAAACGTGCTGGGTTATTGCGCGCAAATCAACGAGGCTGAGCAAGGCAGGCTGTTCATATCACGTACGGGCGATCTGACATTTCAGCCGCGTATCGGTACTACGCTTGACCCGTCGGTAGCGGACTTTAGTGAACTGGGCGCTGACATACCGTATAACGGGCTAGGCATAACATTTGAAGCAGATCAAGTTGTGAACCGTGCGGTCGTAAAGCATTTAGGCAATCAAAGCCCACAAGTTGCAGACGACACGGGCAGTCAGGCAACGTACTTTATACAGACGTACTCGATTACCAACAGTTTGTTGCATAACGACGCAGCCGCGTTAGACCTAGCAACGTATTTACTTGACCCTAATCCTGAGCCTCGGTTTACGTCGCTTAACACGGCGTTTGCCATGTTGAGCAGCGCCGAGCGCGACACCGTAGCCGTGATCGACATAGGCGACACAATCACAATTGAAAAGTCATTTGCCCCCGGCACTAACCCAGCGCAACTCACCCAAGAGTTAAGTATCGAGGGCATAGAACATTCAATTAACGTAAACAACGGCCATATTGTCACCTACTACACGTCGCCTACTACGATCGTTTACGAGTTGATACTTGACGACCCAACGTTTGGTATCATCAGCGCGGACAACGCTCTAGGGTAAAGTAGGCAAATATGACAACACCGTTTCCGTTTGTAAGTGGTCAGATATTGACGGCCGCGCAGTTAAACGACATACAGAATTTGCCGATCTCTGATAAGACTGCTAGTTACACGTTGGTTGTTACTGACGTGTTTAAGCGCACGATTATGAACAACGCAGGCGCTACGACGATTACGGTCGATGACTCGATCTTTACGGTTGGTGATGTTATTCAGGTATCTAACAAAGGTGCAGGCACTTGCACGATTACGGCGGGTGCGGGCGTAACTATTAACACAAGCGGTTCACTTGCTTTGGCGCAATATGGGGGCGGCTATTTGCTTTGTTTGTCGGCGTCAACATTCGTTTTTTTTAACTTAGGTGGCGCTACTACGCAATATAAATACCATGTGTTTACGTCGTCAGGTACTTTGACAGTTTCGTCAGGTAGTGCGTTAGTCGATGTTATTTTGTGCGGCGGTGGCGGTGGCGGTGGCGGAAACCAAGCAGGTGGCGGCGGTGGCGGTCAAGCATTGTTAATCGGTCAGCAAAATGTTTCAGCAAATCAAACGGTAACTATCGGTGCAAGTGGTTCGACTACTACAAATGCAAGCGGCGGTCAAGGTGGCACTACAAGTTTCGGCAGTTTGATTAGTGCGTTAGGTGGTGGCGGCGGCGGGACACTACTAGCGGCAGGTGGTACTGGTGGTAGCGGTGGCGGTGGTGGTGCTAGAGGTTCTAGCGCTGGTGGTGCGGCGTCAGGCAATTTTAGTTTTGCTGGCGGTGCAGGCGGTCCAGGTGGTGGCGGTACTGGTGGACCTGGCGGCGGTGGCGGTGGTTCATCAACAGCAGTCGGTTCAGCAGGCACAGCGACTACGGGCGGTAATGGTGCAACAGGTTATTTGCTTACAACTATTGACCCTAAACTTACTGCGACCAATTTTCCGACAACTTTAGCGACTAACACGCATATTGCGTCAGGCGGCGGCGGCGGCGTTTATAGCACTAATGTTGCTGGCACAGGCGGCACGGGCGCAGGTGCAGGTGAAAATCAAGACAACAACGGCGGCGCAGCCACAATGTACGGGTGCGGCGGCGGCGGTAGCGGCGGCACATCAACAGGGGCAACGGGTGGACAAGGCAAAGCAGGCGTAGTCATTGTGCGTTACCTTGCGTCATCAACTTTGTCGGCCACAGGCGGTCAAGAAGTGGTAACGGTATGAGTACTTACGCAGAAATAAACACAGAAAACATAGTCGTAAATATCATTGTTGCTGACGCAGAATTTGTAGCAACACAAACTGACAAAACCTATGTCGAGTACGACGACACAAACCCAGCAGGTATTGGCTACACATACGACCCCGACACAGGACTATTTACAGCACCACCACAACCCGAACCAGTCGAGCCAATAGACGAGCCGTAATGACAAGCAAAAAAATTAGCAAAGCCAAACGCCAAATCGGTGACCAAACAACCAAAGGCGGCCTAATTGGTTTAATGATCTACGGACTAAACAAACAAGGTGCAGACCCAATGTTTATCAGTTTGCTTGTGCCAATTGCGTCTAGTGTGTTGGCATGGCTAAGCACAAAAATAGGCGACCCAGACCTAGCGTGCCTATTCATACCAAACGACGACGACAAACCAAAAAATTGACCCGACCCTACACGGTCAGCAAACAGCCAGTTGTCGCGTCACCGTTAGCAGGCATGGCCACATGGGTCAGATTATGTTGCAAACATTCTGACGGGTCACTATGGAACAACGGCATTTTTGTTAACCGCCCAATGCGAGACAAACCCGGCATCATCAGCAACCACGCTCGAGGGCTCGCAACCGACTTGTCGTACCGTTGGCAACCACAAAAACGCGGCAGGCAAGACGGCCGCAAAGT